AGTATTACCCGGCGACTTCGTAACACACTTCGTAACGTCCCCCACTCTAACCGCCCGACCCCGCTATAAAAGCCTTTCACTTTTCAAGGTCGCGCCAGTTGACCATGGCATACCGACGCAGGCGGTTGGTCCGGCGCAGACCGGTTTATCGCCGCCGGCGCATGTTCAAACCGGTTCGTCGCAGACGTTTTCATAGGCGTAGGACCCCTGTATTGTATTGTAAATTGACGCGTACCGTTCAGGCTGTTGTACCACCCAACACTGAGTATAATTTGGCGCTACATGTAGCTCTGAATGATTTTGCCGAACATATTAACCTGGCACCTAATTTTGAGAGAGTTAAGGTATTGCGTCAGACAGTGCGAGTATTTCCCCAGCAGAATGTGTCGAATACTTCAACGAGTCGCGTTGGCAGTTATTGCTTGCTCCCGTACCACAAACCGACGCCTACTACTCCGATCAACTTCCCAACGGCGCTTTCGATTGATAAAGCGAAAATATTTCGTTGCACCAAGGTCGGCCGGATGTCCTTCGTCCCTGCAACACGTCTAGATGCTGACGCTACGCCTGCGAACCAAACTATACGTACCGATTGGCGCCCTGAATTTGAAATTGGTACTACTGCGACATTGCCTATACTATATACGGGAATGTTTTGTGTGGAGAATATAGGAGTAGCTGTAGGTGGTAGTAATGCTAATTTTACGCTAGTACAGGATTTGTATGTACGCTATAAGAATCAACGGTCATTTATTGGTTGAATAAAATTTATTTTTCATATGTAATGTTGATTTTACATGTTATTCGGCGCTCGAAAGACGCTGGATTATACCCTTCATATTTGTATAAGTCGCATGTATCCTTTTCGCTGGTAATCCATATGCGGGTGCTGGTGAATTCCTCGAATCCCCCTTTGACTTGCACCTTGTATGGGTAGCGGTCTGTGATCTTTAGCAGTTCGTCGTATTTAATCCATCCGTAGAAGTCGTCAATAATAACGTTTTCTTGCTGATGATAACCGTCCCACCAGAGACCACGCGGTTTGTAGTAGATACTGTCTGCGTTAATTGATTGAGCTTCTTCAAGCGCTCTTCGCGATTTGCCAGAACCAGTCGGTCCCCAGTAATAGTACACCCAAGTTTTCTCTGTTCTTGGTTTGATAGGAAAGGCGAGTTTAAGGTACTCGTTGATTCCCCTATGATATTTGATGTACATGGCTGGGAATTCAGTAGCCACTTTGGATGTGGTGTTGGCCCCTGCCGCGATTCCAGCCACGAGGGACTCCAGGTCTGTACGACGTCCTTGTTGAGATGGTGTGCCCGTTTCAAAGAAGTTGCCTGCTTTCGAACAGTATTTTTGGTTATCAATGTCGGATCCATTTGCCTTCTCAATATGGATTGCGTTATCGATAGACTTTTTGATGGTTCCAAAGCGCATTGGTTTGTGTAGGTTGCAAAATCCTTGCAGATGAGGGGTTCCATTTTCCTCACCGACTTCCTTTCCAACGATGCCATACTTGCACTTAGTTGAAATGAACTCAACGCACTTTTGGTATTGATCTTCAGTATAGTTATTTAACGTAAAGACGAATCTACGTACTGTACTGTTTGCCATCTCAGTGTGATCTGACACGCGGAGCCCGCCCCGCGTAGAGGTGGACGGGGCCCCGCCGCGCCGTTAGGCGCGGGAGGGGGTGGTCCACCTCGAAGCGGGGTCGGGCGGTTAGTTCCACACGGTTCGACCAACGTGCACTAGGGAGAGTATAAAAATAGCACGCAACGAAGTCGCCGGTAT